ATAATTTTAAGTACTTCAAAACAAAATTTAATTTGTTTATATATTCCTAAAGATTGCATCAGATATCCATTGGTGTAAAAGATCATCATGATCTTGAGGATCAGATGTAGAATTACCTTTAAATACAACATCATTCATTTGAAGCATTTCTTCTTCTAATTGTTTTAAACCATCTAATGCTTTACCATTAGGATCAATTAAGAATTCTGTCATGTTTGGGAATGACTGAGGATTAAATGATTTTAATAACATTTCACCAACAAGATCAAAATGTCTTTCGTATAAATGTAAAGAATGTGCAATGTGAGTGTATGTACCTAATTCTAATTCAGGATAATATTTACGTAGATGCTCTAACATCTGTATTTGTAATAAACAGAAAAATGCAACATCTGTTGGGGTACCTAAGATAAGATCATTGGATCTCATATCTAAAGTAAAGTTTAATTTATTATCTCTTATTTGAAATATACCATTAAGAGTACATACAAAATCTTTATTACCATTCCACTGATGAGAAGGTTTGTTAAAATGTATAATTGCTTGTCTTGAATCTTTATCTTGAATTAAAGAATCTAACGCCCATCGGTACTGATTTCTACCATCATCTAACTCTTCAGTAAAGATAAGATTACCATAAGCAGAATTAACTGAGCCATCTTTATTTTTAATTTGATCCCAGAATTTTGCATAAGGTGTAATAAAGTCAGCATCTTTACGACCAGTGAAATACCATACTAACTCCGCTGCGATATATTTAAATTGACTGCTCCTACGAGAATTATCATAAAGACAAAATGTAGGATCTTCTATAACTAATGCTGCATCTGATACTTCAAATATTTTCATACCTCTTGGTGATGAAATATATTGAGGATTATGTATAATATCATTTAATGCTAATTCATATACATCAGCAAAAGTTTCTCCTTTATAAGTTCTCATTTGTTTTTATTTTTCTAATATTTTTTAATGCAAGTTCTAAACGATCAGCAAATTCCATATAAGTATATTTGCCGCCTTTATTTAATAACCTTCTACTCTCAATAAGTACCTCATCTCTTATTCCTTCATTATGAGCTTCATATAATAAGTCTTCAGCTTTACACATTATCAAACATGTTTAATTGTTTAGGTGAACCTGTGATTGTGTTCTGATGTTGGAGAAAATCAATAATAATATTTGATACCTCTTCAGCACCCATGGTTCCTAAATGGATTTTTAATTTATTTTTAATTTTGCTTAGTCGGTGTGCTCTATTAAAACCATCAACCTCGGCCTTCACTTCTTCTTCATTACCATAAAATGATAATCCATCATCTCTTTTTAAAATAGTATGTGGGTCATTTGTTAATGTAATAAGATAAAGTTCTTTTCTTAATTGTTTTACATATTTCTTTTCAATATCAAAAACATAATCACCTGAATATTCTCGATAAAGAGGAGAGTAAACGCTTTCACCTAAATGTGATCTATTAAAAATAAGATTAATATCTTTATCTTTAGATGCTATCATAAGCTTAAACATATCATCATACATTTTTTGTGAATATGATATATGTTTTTCTTTATCATCTTTAAACGGTAAAGAAGAATAATGTAGCTTTTGAAATACTAAATTATTAACCTTTTCAATAATAAGATTTTGTTGAGTGTCTTTACCTGTATTATCGGTACCTTCTATGATAATAAATTTACTCATTGTTTTATTTTTATATGGTTAAAAGTTAGAATTGTTTATTTCAATATCAAAATCAGTAAAGTCGGCAAAATCTAAATTATCTGCATCCATTCTACGATCAATAGAATCCCCAGGCATTTCTCTATCCTCTAATCGCTTTCTCCTAATATCTTCTGATACATTGAGATAAACGATAGTACATTCTTTTCTATCGACAGGATCAATATGACTTATTCCTTTAGGTGTCATAATAAAAAGATTACAGCTTGTTGTGAACTGTCTTTGGCTTGTACCGTAATACCAACCATTGAATTCAATCCACTCATACCAGTAGCCTTGGTTAATTTTTCTTTTAAACATATCATCTGTTAAAAAGAAATAATCCTTACCATCTATTTCACCTTCTCTAGGCGGTCGAGTAGTATAAGAAATTCCATACTGAAACCCTCGACCGCTAAGGATCTTTCTCATGTGATCTTTTCCAGCAGCAGCCTTCCCTACTAAAATAATTTTATTCATTTACACCTTCTGATTTAGTTTCTTTAACTTCGAAGGTATCTTTTAGTCTTTCTAAACAATCTTCAGCCTCTGCTAATGATTTTGTTTGTTCAACCATTTCATCAATGATTTGTGGGTGTTCACCAATACCTACTGGGTTAGTTAAGTATACAGTTAATGTTGCTATTGCCTTTTGTTGTTGTGCTACGAATTGAGCCTTAAGCGCTTCATAAAGCGCATTTGAATTTGTACTTGCCATATTTAGTTTATTAAAAGTTGAGTGTGATCGTAATTATTTTTTATTTGTTCATTAAAGAACTTTCCTTGTGATTCAGCTTTACACAAGTTTTCATATACATCAGGTTCTACATTATTATATTCATATAATGCACCTGAATTAAATTCAATCTTAAGTGACTTGTTTGGGAAATTGTAAATGACTCTATTTATCATTGAAGAGTCTACTGAAGAGTTTTGTTCTATCATCATTATTATTTTATTTTAGTAATTTTATAAAGTGTCTTTGCTTGCTCTATGGATAATTGTTTGGTTCGAGCAATCCATTCCCATGCTTTTGATTCTGTATCTGTTTCACATGCATTAACTGTGGAACCGCTAACTGTTTCAAATTTATACTTAGCCATAATATTGTTTATTTTTATATTGCTTTTTCTTAAAAGGTTTAAGTTATTTTATTGCTTTCTTTAAAGTTTCTAAGTCAGAAAGATACATATCTTTAGGATCAGTACCTTCTATGATTTTCTTTTCAGCTTTCTTATCAGCTTCTTGTTTTAATAATTCATCAAACCTTTCTTTCGTTAAAGAATAGATAGGCATATTTAAAAGGTAGTTATATGAACCGTCAATTTTATCAAACTTATTTGCTTCTAAGTAAATTATAATAGATTTTTTAGGTGCATTGTTTACTGTAAGTTTTCCATCAATGATATCTTTTATAAATCTTGCCTTATTTGAAATGATAAGTAATTCTCTTTCTAGTTTTGCAATTAGATAAGCCTTTCTTTTATCATACCATTTTAATCTTACCTCTACGAAGTGATTAACTATTTCTTCTACCTTATTAAAAATTTTAAGTTTACCGTTTTCGTCTATTGTTGTAAGGTTTTCAGTTTCTTGTGTATTAATTTTTAATAAAGCTTCTAATTTATTTCTGCTTACATAATCTTTAAGAACTGCTCTTTGAAACTTAAGTACATATTCTACTTGCCCTGATGAATTATCATCGTATCCTGATATGATTCTTTTTTCAGTTAAGTTATTTAAATGTTCTTCATATCTTTCATATGTAAACCCTGGTGGAATTTCCGTTACTTTAACTGTTGTTGTGTTTAGCACCTCATATAAGCCACTTATCTTCCATGTTTTTGGATTAACTGTATCTCTAGTAAAAGTGCCGCTAAACTCTTTTAACCAAGGTGCTAAGACTGGCATCTTTTTACCTTTAAGAACAGCGATGCATGCATTAACAACATCCTTAGGATTTCTATTTAAAATATTTGTAGCAAAACCTACAGCAATACCGGATGATCCATTTAAAATTACGGTTGGGATAATAGGCAAAAAATATTCAGGTTCAATCTTTTCGCCTTCTTCTATTTTATTTTCTAATAATTCAAAATCTTTATAAAGTAATCTAAAGTTAGGATGTAATTTACCACTTATGTAACGAGGTGCACCTGCTGATGGAGATCTTAAAGAACCGAATTGACCTATCCCATCTAAAAGAGGTAATGAATTTTTAAATCCTTGTGCCATACCTACCATAGAAGATTCCAAAGAAGTATTACCGTGGTGATAATATGCCTCAGCTGCTACCCTACCTGCAAGTTGAAAAAGTTTCATAGGTTTTTCATTACCACTTTTCCAAATTTTATTTGCAATATAAACTACCTTTCTTTGTGTAGGTTTTAATCCATCTATACAACTAGGTATGGCTCTGTTTTCAACAACATACTTAGCGTATTCGAGATACTCCTTATCAAAAAAATCTGTTACTGTTCTTTTACTCATATTTAAAATAATGATTTATCGCTTGTCTTATAAATTAACTCCTCGCCTAAAATCTTTTTCTTTCTTGGTTCAGAATCTTTAGAGAACCATGTATCTAATGTATTATCAAAATCTTTATCTTTAGTTAAAGTAAAGGTTTTAGGATTACTAATAATTTCCTGGTACTCTTCATTCTCCAATGCAGCAAGACCTTTCTTATATTCAATTGACCATGATGATAATGACTTTTGTTTAGATTCCCATTCTTTATAATCTTCATCAGAATAAAAACTTAATGTATCTTTACCTTTCTTAGCAACCATAAGAGGAGTTTCTACCTTTAATACCCTACCTTGTTCAAATAACTCTGGCCAATACTTACCTAAGAAATTAATTAACAAAGCAGATATAGAATTACCATCTACATCAGCATCAGTATACAATAATATTTTACCGTATCTTAAATCTTTAGGTTCATGGCCTATCTTTAAACCTAATGCAGCCATAAGAGATTGTACTTCTTTATTTTGTACAACCTTAGACGGTATAGATTCTCTTACATTTACAAATTTACCTCTAAGTGGAAAGGCACCTTGCATATTTGGATTTCTGTATTGTCTAAATGCAGATGATGCAGAATCACCCTCAAATATTGCAAGAGTACAGTTACTTCGATCACCTCTCTTTTTTGCATCAATTAGTTTTACAACCTTTTTCTTATCTAAGCCTTTATTTAATTTCCTAAGCTTAGATCTTTCCTCAGCAGCTTTCTTTTGTTTAATCCAATCTAAAACTGATTGAATTATTTCTGAATTTAAAACTTGTCTTAATGTCTTATCGGAAAGTACATGAATACTACCAAAGTCTTTAGGTTCAGTAATAAGCTTTTCTTTTGTTTGTGATGAAAATGCTGGATTAATAATCGTACTATTAATAAAAAGGTATAAGTGATTTTTTAATTCTGATGGCTTTACATCAACTCTATGCTTTCTTTTAATCTTATCCCTAAGGAATTGAGTAATCTGCCATGTAATGTTATCTACATGTTTACCACCATCTTTCGTTTCAACAGAATTTACAAATGAGATAGCTTTAAAGCCTGATGTAGAATGACCTATACCTATTTGCCAATTTTCTGATTGTTCATAAAATACTGGTGTGGTATACAATTCAGAATATTCTTTAAAAGATTTAAATGTAATAGTATCTCCATTTAACCAGATTTTTAATTTAGGATTACATGCAGCAATATCATAAAGTCTTTTTTCAATCATTTGGATTGAAGCTTTATCAATCTTACTCATACCAAATCTTTTAAAATCTGCAATGTATGAAATTTCTGTAAATCCTTTCTTTTGTGGTTTTATGGCAGGTTTAGTTTTCTTTGCCATATTGTTCGAAAAGGTTTGGGTAAATCTTTTCTTCTTATCACATGTATCAATCGTAAATTCTTTACTGAATATATTTGTTAATGTACTACCTACTCCATTAGTTCCTACAACGGTTCTTTCTTCGGTATCATCAAAATTACTCCCTGTCTTTAGGTTACTGAAAATCATTTCAGGTACCCATTCATTATACTCTTTATGAATTTCTACAGGAATACCACCATTATCCCAAATTGATATTTTATTAGTATTAATATCAATGTTAACTTTTACTTGATTAAGTTTAGGATTTCTTTTATGTTCATCAACAGAGTTAGATACAATCTCATCAAAGAGTTTTAAGAATCCTGGGTTATAGGTAATTTCTTTAGGTACCAATTTCCAGCTTCTTCTATCTAAAAGATAAACTTCTTCTGTGTGTGGCTTTACAGAACCAATGTACATACCTGGTCTAAGTAATACATGTTCTGTATCTGTAAGTTTCTGATATTTCTTTTCAATGCTTACTGCCATTCTTTAGATTTATTTTTATATTGATAAATTCATAAAGGTTTAATTACCTACCAAATTCACTTCTTAAAACTGAATTAAGATACTCACGGTAAATATTCATAATTACTGTATTGTTCTTATTTACCCATTTGTTATAAAAATTATTTATAAGCTGCTTAAGTGATGGGTAATGTAAATTTTTATTATCCTTATGAGTTATAACTTTTTCTACCCATTTCATTTCATCTCTAATAAAAGATAGAGGAACCTTAGTATCCATCCAATCCCATTCTTTACCGCTATTCATCATCTTTACCTTTATGTTTTTTCTTTCTCCTATACTTTTTCTTATTTCTTACAGGTGTAGGTACACGAAGAGCATCAAACCATTCTTGTTGAGTTAACTTAACTTCTTTTAGTTTTTTGTCTTCGTTATCTTTTTCCATAATTTATTTAATCCACTCTTCAAACCCATGAGTATAGGCATCAATTGGATCCATCTCTGGGGATTCATCTAATAGGTTTTCTGCATACTGCTTTACCTCGGCTCTTAGGCCATAAGCAGATGCTTCTGTTAGAATTTCTTCAATGTGTTCTTCTTCCGTTATCATACGGTATGGTGTCGGTTCTTTCATATTATTTATGTAATGTTACAAATTCTCCGAAGTGTTTATCGAAAACTTCTAACAGGTTATCGTAATCTCCACCCATCATCTCTGCTGTAAGTTCTCCTCTTTCATCAGGTTGATAGTGAAGTTGCTTTGCTAATTTTTGAGCCAGACCAATTAATGAAAATGCATTACCATCTGGGCCGCTTAAGTCAACGTGGATCATTTCGGATCCAGGCATTGGTTTTGTTGTTATTGCCATTATCTACTTTTTAAGGATTCAATTTTTTCTGTCCCGGTATTAATCATTCTAAATACTTGGTTCCACTTACCTTCATCAGCGATCCACTCAATATCATGTGGTTTATGTTTCATTTGCCAGTTAGATAAAGCAAATCCACCACCTGACATTTTAAAATCACCTTCTGAATTTTTCTTAAACTTAAGGTAATGTACGTTATCACACATACAACTTACAGTTTTAATAATTACCTCTCTTGCATCTTTCTTTACTGTTAGCCTTGGAGGATTTTGTAGTAGTTCTTGATATTTAGACATATTCCGTGTTATTTAATTATATTATAAATATAATCAAAATAGTTGGGAATTGAAAATAAAATGAGATCTTTTTTCTAAAAGTTATTAACAATTTACAAAACAGGGTTTTCTGCTCTCATTTTTTCTAAGAGTTTACGAGATATGATTTTTACCTCTTTTGAGAATTCACCCTTATCAATAATCCATTGAATATACCTTGCATCTGTTTCATAAACTTCTTTAAACGGTTTTCCTTTGTTTTTACCAAAGTTAAATACAATTTCTCGTTTACCGTTTATTTCAGCAAATTTATATTTACCACTAAGGTCTACTTGATCTTTTCGTGATTCATTTACAACATCATCAATTTCTTTTGCTGTAGTTGGCATGTCATAAAGTTCTTTTTGTTTTTGAAATATTTCCATTGTTGCACGAATATCAACATCGGCCCTATGAGCGCCTTCTAAATCCTTTCCTGTATATTTTTTATATGCAGTACTTAAATCTCTACGTTCATATTTTGAATAAATTAAAAAAGGATCTACTACAGCTCTTTGGCGATGTGAGAACGCAATACCGCTCCTCATAAATTCCTCTACGAGCATTGGTACATCAAAGTAAAGTGCGTTATATCCACCTAAGTCACTATCATCAATAAAGTCCAAAACTTCTTTAGCTATTAAATCAAATTGGGGCGCATCTTTTAATTGTTCTGGTGTGATACCGTGCTTATCTTGAGCTTCTTCTCTCATGACTGCATTAGGGCCGGGATTAACTAATGACTGAAAAGAATCTATTTCATTTCCTTCAGAATCAGTTTTTATCATTGCGATCTCGATAATTCTATCGCTACTTGTGTTTACTCCTGTGGTTTCTAAGTCAAACCAAACTATGTTTTTTACTTTTTCCATATTATACTTTTAAACTATACTATTTCCAGACTCTCTCTGTTAAATTTTATATAGCTAAAATATAAAAAGGTTTTAAGATTTTAGAAATTAATCTTCTACTATGATTTTAATTGATTGAATTGATGCAGGTAACGAACTCATTGTAGAATTAAGTCGGCTAAGAGTACTATTAAGTCTTACCATTGCAGCATTATTATTACTACTCTTACTTGATCCTCCGGCAGCAGGAGCCCCGCCTTCAGTTGTTGCAGCTTCACCACCTCCACTCGTTTCTGATAGTAAATCTCGAATATCCTCTACTGCTCTTGCTAGGGTTTGATATGCTCTTCTATTTTCACCAAGTTCACCGGCACCACTGAATAATCCGGCCATTGCTTCAGCCTTAAAAGGATCAACAGAATTAATAGCTGCAGCAATTTTTTCTAAATCTGTTCCAGCTTTATTTAATGATCCATCATCTGCAGCATCTGCTAAATCAGTAATCCAACCAGAGAAATGATTCATTGCAGGTCTCATCATTGCAATGTCTATATAATTCTTTGTAAACGCATCAGCAATACTATTAAATAATGTACCTATACCTTTTGCTACTTGGGCAGGGTTCTTAACGCCGGCAAATGTAGCTACACCTTTAGCAATACCTGATAGTTCCTTACCTGCGCCTTTTACTGCTTTAATTCCTTTTTCTACATTATTCTCATCCCATGAAATTAAACCAAACATTGCAGAGTCAGTTGTTTCATTTGAACCAATTGCAGCAAACGCATCACCAACAAAAGTTAAAGTATTTTTAACTGCATTAGCCAATTCTCCCTTTGGTTTAAAATCAACTTTATCTTTTACCATCTTTTGGAAAGTTTCTAATCCGTTAGCAATACCTTCCAAATCTTTACCTACACCCTTTACAGCCGAAACACCTTTTTCTACATTATTTTCATTCCATGTAATTAGACCAAATAATGCACTATCCTCAGTTTCCTCACCTGCGACTGCAGCAAATGCATCGCTTATAAATGTTATTGAACCTACAACTGCTTTGGCTAAATCACCTTCTGGACCAAAATCAATATTATCTTTCGTAAATCCAATAAATTTAAGTAAACCATCAGCAATTGAATCTAAATCTTTACCAACTCCTCTAACTGAATCAACACCTTCCGCTACTTTATTCTTTTTAACACCAAATAAGGAATTAAAGAATCCACCTGCCTCAACATTACCTTCATCAGCAACGGCAGCAAAAGCAGTACGAATAAATCCTATAGTATTTACAATTGCATAACCTAGGGTACCTTCTTCATAATTTCCATCACCATCAGGTTCTCCAAACTTAATACCTTTTTCTATCATTGTTTGGAATTTCATTACACTATTGGCAATATCATCTAAGTTTTTACCAACTCCTCTAACTGAATCAATACCTTCTGCTACTTTATTCTTTTTAATTCCAAATAGAGTATTAAAGAATCCACCTGCCTGAACATTACCTTCTCCAGCAACTGCGGCAAACGCCGTTCTAATAAATCCTACAGTATTTGTAATTGCATAACCTAAAGTACCTTCTTCATAATGTCCATCACTATCAGGTTCACCAAACTTAGCACCCTTTTCTTGTAGTTTCATAAAGGAATGGAGCCCTTTTGTAATTTCGGTAAGTGCATCACCTGATCTCATTACCGATTTAACTCCTCTTTCAGTTGCATTAGGGCTAAACGTAGATCCAAATACCAATCCGAATAAACCACCTGGGCTTGATGGTTCTCCACCAGCTTGAGCAAAGGCAGCACTAACAGAACCTAATGCGACAGCAAGATCTTCTGAATCTTCTTGTGTAAAGTCAATTTCTTTAAAATCTTTTAAACCTTTTGATAATTCTTGTAACGCCTTTCCTGCACCTATATACATTGCAGCGGCTCCACCTCCGGCAATACTCTGCCCTATTCTACTAAATACATTACCAACATTCTTTAAGAATCCTGCTTCAGGTTCTACACCTGAGAATGCAGCAGCTACTGCACCTAATGTAAAGGATAAGTTTTCAGCATCGGTTTTGGTAAAGTCTATCTTTTTCATCATCTGTAAACCTGGTGCCAATTCTTGTAATGCTAAACCTGCGGCAGCAAACATAAGAGGACCTAATAAAGCAGTACCTCCAGTGGCAGCAACTGCCAATCCAGCTAATGCCATAATTCCACCAATAGCTACAAGTGTTAATGCCTGTACGCCTACATCTTCTAAAGTGTTACCTCTAGTTGCATCAGCAAACGGAGTATAACCTAAACTAAATACTAAAAGTCCTAAACCGTTTAACGCCATCGCGGCAGCACCAAACAAAATATTCTTCATACCCATCTTACCAACTAATGCAGCAGCTCCACCTATTGCTAATATTGTAGCACCTTGTAGAAGAATGTCTCCAATACCATTACCTCTCGTTGCGTATGATAATGCTAACATACCTATAGAAAAAGGTATTAATGCTACACCTAAGATTAGTAAACCTAATGAACCTCTCCTAACTCTCTTAGCCATTTTCTTACCACCTAATATTGCAATTGCACCTGGTACTAATATTAGTGAAGCTACCATACCTATTAAGATATTTGGTTGAGTTATAATAAACATAGTAGATAAAGCAAATAAACCTAGTCCTATTGCAAAGGATGTTAGAGCATCACCTACTTTATCTAAAGCTCTTGCGCCTCTCCTAATTCGTTGGCCCATTTTCTTACCACCTAGTAAAGCCATAATACCACCAACAGCAGTCACAGCCAATAATAAGAACGGTATTGCTATTAAACCTAATGGAACTAATATTGCAGATAAAGCTAATCCTTTTGCAAATTTTAAAAGTGCATCGCCCATTAAGCCTAAAGTTTCCGCACCTTTCTTAGCCTTTTTAGGTGTGGTCTTAGATAAAGCTTTATCTAATTTTGTTATATAAGCTGTAAATTTATCTATAGCCGATTCAGGTACAAACGTCCAAACCATTAATGCTTTTGCAGATATCATTGCAGCACCAGAAGCAACAGCAAGAGCATCAGCCCCAGCCTTTACTTTTTTAGGTTTAACTTTTTCAAATGAATCAAGTGTATCTGCTACAAAACCTTTAAATTTCTCCAATGCTTTCTTCGGTACTAATAGCCACAACATTATTGCCTTAGCTGTTAACTTTGCACCAATACCTAAATCATTTAAAGTAGCACCAGCATTACTTTTCTTAGCAGCACCACCTTTTCTACTAAATATTCCTCCTAAAGGATTTCTGGATGTATTTGCTTCAATAGCAGTTAATAAATCTGTTTGTGCTGTTAATTGAGCCACTATGGCAGCATCTAAACTACCACCGGAATTACCACCTCCAGAAACTGCAATAAGAGCATCTAATTTTTCATTAGTCTCTTTTGCAGCAGCCTCTATCTTTGACAGAGGATCCATTAAATCTTTAAGAGTTACAGCAGCCATTCAATCTATTTATTTATTAAAACTTCGGCATACTAATCTTAGGCATAGATGGTGCTTTAAAAGAACTCATCTGTTTGTTCATAGATCTAGACATGCTGTCCGTATTATATTTATCCGAATAGGATTGAGTATTCTGTTTCTCTTCATCATTACGATCTTTTAATAGATCATTGTAAATTTCTAAGGTATATTCATACTCATAGAAAGGAAGCAAATCCAGCTCTGATGGCTGGAGATGCAACTTTTCTAATAATAAAACTCTAATCTTATAAAAGTTCAGAAGAGATATCTTGAATAATAAACAGAGCTTTGATGCCGCCGGGAAACGTGAGCGGGACGGCGACCTCCTCACCGCAACTTTCACATGGAAAACTAAACTCAGGTTTAACTCCAATTTTCGCTTTCTCAACTAATCTGTATACAATTGAAAATTTAGTAGCGTCCCAGCCCTGAAAATTTGTAATGGCTGAAAATATTTCTTTATCATTAAATCCTCTCCATTCTCTCTGAATGTAAGGTAAGATAGATAATGATGATCTATCCCAAGTCTTTCCTTCTTCTTCTCTCTTTCGTATCCAATCAGTAATAGATCGCATAACACCAATTGTAGGAGGTGCTATGGTTAATTCACCGTGGCTTTTTGTTGGTACGGTAAAACATTTATTTTCATGATCATAATATTTTGCTATTAAATCATCTTGTTCATTAAATTGAAGATTAGCTGTTTGAAGTTCCACTGATTCTTGTGATTTACAAGTTCCTGTTTTACAACTCTTTTTACCAACCGGCATCATTAATTTATTTTCGCCTTCCTTAAATGTTAACTCTCTAATAGATAGGATTAGATATATTCTATCCTCTTCTAAAACATCTCTATAAGATCCTCTTTGGTTACCATACATAATTTTTGTACAGTTCACTAGAAGTGAGTTTAGCTTTTCATCAACATCTAAAATGTTTTCTTCATCTAATGTAGAGAATTCCCTAATCTCACCAACCCTTGCGGCTCTAATATGAATTTCAAAATCTTCTCTATAAAATTGACCACCTGATGGAAAGTTAGCTAAATCTAATTTAATATAACCTGTTAAAGATTGTATTCTCTGAATTTCAGGATCATCTATAGAAGTTATACCAGATCCTCTTGTAGTATCTACTTTACCTAATTCAGTAACTTTACCTTCATCATTTGTTTTTACCTCAGCCGTAGTATCTACTATACCTTCAGCCTCTGCAAATTCTTTTTTAATATTGTCTTCGTGACTACTCATAATTATTTAGTTTTTATTAATTGTTTTTCAGGAGCGGTTTCCTCTACTATATGTTCAACTATTAATTGTCTTACGTATTTGGATACTGGCAACGGTTTTGTTTTATTTTCCATTGATTTCTCGATAATAATTGAATTTAAATTATCTTCATCTTCTGGTGTTAAGAGAACTTGTAGTTTTTTAGTAAGTCTCTTTTTTTGTGGAATTAATTCTTGTACGCTTTCATTATATCCATATTTAGGATTATCGGCTTTATAATTTTTTATCCAAAATTCTAGCCTTTCCATTATATGGCTTAATGATTCTTCAGATTCAAATTCTTCAAGAACAGTTTTTTGAAAAGATCTTGTACCAAAGTCTTTAACTGCTCTTTTAATATATTTACCTGCTCCTAAGTTATTAGGATTATCATTAACTGAATAACCTACATAAACTTTTCCATCAGTTTCATTTACTACTTTAAAGATTGTCATATGTTTAGATTATATAATTTATAATATATATTAGAGTGAAGACAAAAAAACTGGCCCTAAAGCCAGTTTTTCTAAAATATTTAAAAGATTATGCAGCTCCAACATTTTCCTCAACCCAGTGATCACAACGATAAGTCATTGTTAAATCAACTGCGTCTGGAGTTTCATAACTTAATTCATCTACAAAATCAGGTTGACCTGTAGGGAATACATCTTTACAAGTAATCTTTCTAAAGATATCACCTGCTCTGTTGTACTGTACAATAATCATACTTCCTACATAGTCTTTCTTTAATCCCATTTCACCAGTCAATGGATCATAGATTAATTTGTACCAATTACGGAATGTATTGTAAATGTAATTTTCGTTAGCTTCATTTAAGTTAAGACTAAAGTTAACAGTCAGATCCATAAATGTTTGACCTGGCATACTTGCAAATGAACGGTCAGCAAATTTGTATTTCTGTCCGATTGCATCTACAGCAGGGTTTAAGTTATTTAAACCTCCAATAGTTTTAACTTGCTCTAAGATTAAACCCGTATCATCCCCTAGTGGTGAAAATACTGTCACCTCAAAAAGGTTAGGCTGAACTGGTTCGTACCTTTGGCTACTGGCCCTTGATTGGGTATAATGTGGTAGTGGCATAGTTTATTTTATTTTTTTTATATATTCTTATTTAGTTTCCTCTTATTGGAAGTTTCCTGAACTAATAGCTCCTGTTTTCAAAATAGTTGTTCTTTGTACAAGAATTTCCATTCCTCTTACTGGTTCAATATATGTATCTAGGATACCTACATTTTGATCAATAACTTCTGGAGTATTATTAGTTTCATCCATTACATTCTTAAAGTCATAAACACCATCATCATTCTGAACTGTTGATAAAAAGTTATCAGCAAGTGTTTTAATCTCTAATCTTGTTTGAGCAGTATTGAATTCAAATAGATAGTTTCTAAGAATTGCTTCAATACCATCTTGGATATAAATTACAACCTCTCTACAGTTAATAGAGCTTAATGCAGATTTTGTAGTCTGCTGTGCAGTTTTATTTGCAAAGATTGTTGGCCCAGTTCCACTTTGGAATACAATTGGATTTAATCCAAATGGTTCTAAGTATTCTCTGTCCTCTTTTCCAAGATTGATTTCTAATCCTACAACTCCTGTTCCACCTACAACACCTCGACGAACTCCGGCAACTAATGACCACGGTAATGCGTTTTCATATTTTGCAATAAAGTTATTTGAAACGTATGCAGCCGGTACAACATTTATATTTCTACCTAAATCCCTAACAGTAATAAAAGGATAATAGAATGCTCCCCAACTCGCACCTTGTGTTTGAGATGGTAATGAGTATCTTACTGTAGGATTTAATGAAAGATCACCACCAGTAGAAATAAATCTAGAGGATAAACTTCCAGTTAGATCTTTAAATGAAGGTTGAGAATTACTCTTGAAGTCCTTAGCAGATGGAGCATTTAATATTGCGAATGCATTCTTTCTAGTAGAAGCCAATATTGTATAGATCGCTTTAGATCCACTTTCAATACCGTTTCCAAATGTATCTACAATATATCTAAAGTTAATTACATCTCTGTCAGTTAATGCTTTAAATAAATTTGTTCCATTTAAAGTACCATTTAAGATTTCAACCTGTCTGTCATTAGTTCCGTTAGGTACGTGTGTAGAAGTTAAATTAAATCCATCTAATGTAAAGATATTTAAATAATCAATCCACTTATCTATTGGGAAGTATAATTCAACTTTAACAATACCTGCAGCGGTTGTTGTTGCAATTTCACTTTGACAAGTTACTAATAGTGCCTGCTTACCTGCAGGAATAGTACTAAATTCAGCATTTGTTAATCCACCTTGTACAACGTTAATTCTTGTTAACCTTGAGTGGGCTACACCGGAAGGAGAGCCTTCAGAATGTACTAAGTAGTTTCCTACAACTACATCAGCAGCATCAGGATTATCACTAGCTATTAATACTTGGTTAGGTTTTAATCCAGTTTCAGTTATTGAATCTGAAATAATATCAATAGAAACATTATTAGCACCTTTCAGCGTTTGAATTCCTAATGTACCTGCAGGATAAGTAATACCTGTATTTGAAAATTCTGTGTCTATAAAGAAACCGCCATTAGCAGGATCTAAAGTAAATTGATCATGTGGTGTTAAATTATTAAATCCATCTTCCTCGTAAGGTGTTACCTGAACAGATGGTAAGTTATATGCCGGATCTGAAATAGGAATAGTTGTTAACGCAGTAGTTGGAGTTTGCGTATGAATGAATCCATAATCAACAGCATTAAATACTAAGTAACTTAAATATTCTGTACCGGTTTTCAAATATACCGCTTCATCACCATCGGTAAGAGTACCGTTTGAGAATTGGCTGTATAATGTTGAACCATATCCACCTATGATATTTGCATTTGCATTATCTGCTAGGATTGCTTCATCAGTTACAAAACCAAAGTCACTTTCATTAATAAATGTATATGAAGCTCCAGTAACATTACTAAAATCACCTGGTATAATTCCACCTACACTTGATAGTAATAAGGTAACAGTATTTCCTACAATCTGTACTGATGTTACAGGAACATATTTATCACCTGTACCAGTGTTTGCTAATATGTAAGTACCTACAGCACTTTGTGTATTTGCAGTAAACGCAGCGAATGCATCCCATAATGGATCACCAGCAGAACCTACAACAGTAATCTGTATATCTCCACTTGTTAATTGACTTACATTAATAGCTTCAGTCGTTGCACTTACTGTGTTTGGTGCAGTTCCTGTGCCAGCATAACTAACATCTGAAACGATTGATCCACTATAAGATAAGAAATTAACATCTTGTTGGAAATCGTAAGCTTGAGTATATTCAAGGTTATGACCTATTAAATCAATACCACCAGCAACCCCATCAATTAATGTATCACCATCAAATAAATCTTCATTTACTGCGACAAATACACCAGTGCTTGCTGTATCAGCATTAATAACTTTTTCAATAAAAAGGTTATTACCTAGTAAGTCTGTAAAATTAGGAAGTAATGATGCAGTATAAGTTGCAACTACATTAACTTCTGATTCATTAAAGAATTCAGCAATTTTTGTATCTGAATCATCATTTTGGAATACTCTTCTTTTTAATCCTTGTACTTTATCAAAATATGTTTGATAAATTGGATCTGCTACAAATCTTTCATAAGGCGTTGCAGAACCAAAGTCTCCACCAAAATTACCTTCTATTAAAAATACATCTACTAAGAAGTCAGATACTAAACTATCTTTATTTAAATAACCTGGTACATTTGCAGCACCATACCATTCTTCTGCAGTTACATTAAATCCTGTTGAATTTGCAGCTGATGCTTTTCTTACAATAACTGAGATAGGATTCTGACCTAAATTAGTAAAGTCTAATAAATCATTAGTTGTTCCTGAATTAAATGCTAGTTTATTTGCACCAACATTATCTAAGAATGCGTCTGAGTCAGGATAAAAGAATTTATCTCTATTGTACATTTTTTGATATTCTCCTAAGGCTCCAGCATTATCCTGAACATCAGGGGTAGCAGCTGTACCAAATTTAATATATTCTACCTTATCGGCAGCAGTTAAGTTTAATAGGTTAAGTGCAAGAATCGGTCCTCTTTCCAATGCTGCTAAACAGCTTCTATGGAAAAATGAATCCTTTCTTTCTAAGTTTCTGTCAATATCACCATATACTTGTTTGAAGAATGCGGTGTCAGGTACAAATACCGGAGTATTGAAAGGACCTGTTTTAGAGAAACCGACAATTAACCTTGTCTGATTAGCAGGAATACTAACTACTTGAGATTTGTCAAATTCAAATCTGTAAGTTCCTGCTGCTTTAATCGAAGCGATTTTCGGATCTAGTGCCATCTTATATTATTTTTTTTATTTGCTTTTTTTATATATCCACTAACCTATAACTTTTTATACCAAGTCATAGATATCAAAATTCAATTGTCCTCCCTTAGCATCTTGTTCTAAGATAGCATCAATTTTATCCTGTACGTGCTGTTCGGCAACATCGTGAATCTCTTCAGCAAAATCGGAAAAGTCTAATGTAAAAAAGAATTCAGAACTATTTATGCAGGTCATTATTAAATCATCATGGCCTAATTGCCCAGCATACGTACCATTAGGTAATTTACCGAATGTAGCTGCTTCATAAACAGTTTGCTTATCTTTTATTACAATTTTATTTTGTGTAATATATTTTTTAAAGTTTTGACAAAAAATAGGCTTATTATCTTTTTTAACTTTTAACCCAAATTGTTTAGTCCTTGCATCTATACGGTGTTTAAATTTAACAACAGATTCTTCATCAAAATCATTTCTCTGTGGAAAAACGGTTTCCATTCTTTTAATTAGCTCACCACCAAATAAATTCCATTCTATAATTAATTTTACATTCTCAGAGTAAAAAACATCATATGCTAAAATATAAAGAGATTTTGCAAATTCTTCAATGGTATGTTCATTACTTCTAAATCTACCAACTTGTCTAATTCTGTAAAAATCAATAAAGCTACCTGGTGAAGTTACCTTTTTCCAATCGGCTTCATCCATAAGCTCTATCTTAAAGATATTAATAATAGAATAGTCACCACCGGTACCTTCTGCTATATCAACAGAAAAACACCAATAATTTTCATCTTCTTCAGCATCATCTAAATTAAATTCAGGATCCCATAATAAACCAGAGTATTCTACTTGCTCATCTTCAAACGCAATCATTTCACGATGAACAAATTCTGTTTCGTTTCCTTTTAATTTCTTAAGACTATCAGGTCCTAATAGTAATGATGAACCTGCAATAAATTGATTTCCGTATTGCCTATTAAATGCTTCGTCACTACCTAAGTTAGCAACCTCTTGCTTCATCCAAGCATCGTCTCTTCCTGGTACATCCCACCAGTCAACTCTAAAGGGAGTATATTCACTTAAGCCTTTATCGGCAGCAGTATATATGTCATAAAATTTATTAAAGCCATTAGGTGTACTTGTTATGATAACTTTAGAGTTTGTGGATGCGGATACCGTTGGATACACATTTTCATAAAAAGTATCAACGAAATTTGCAGGGATATGCGCGAACTCATCCATGAATAATAAATGAATAGTAAAACCAATTGCTGCTTTCTTTGTTGTTGTCTGACCAATTATTCTACAGCCATTATCAAACTTAGAATTAAATACATCCCATTTAAGAGTACCGGGTTTTAAAAAGAAAGGTAAATGCTCTAATATAGTTTTACCTTTATCAATGATCTCTCTGGTTGTTGCACCTTTATTTGAAAGTATTAAAGAATTTTTATCGAAGTTAAATAATGAATACCAAGCTATAAAAATAGATGAGCATATAGTTTTACCAACTTGCCTACTAGCTAAACAAACATTAAATCTTTCTGCTTGAAACTGCCTTAACATTTCTTCTTGGTAAGGTCTTAAATTAATTGTTTGTAAACCGTGGTCGGTCATTACAGTACAATAAGTATTGGCAAAGTATACAATATCTTTTGCACACTTTTTAATTTCTTTTATTTCATTTGAGGTATAGTTAAAAACAATATTACCCTTTCTTAAATTAGGATTACCTTCATAGAATGGAGTAGATGCTGGTTTATAACCTTCTTCTATTGCAAACATTAGTTGTTCTACACTTTCACTAGACCATGAAAACGCTTGCTTGGCTTTACCAACATTAAAATCAAATCCTGCGCTAGGCGCTTGTGGTTTCTGTGCCATCTTCTTCTATTACAGCAAGAACATGATTTATATGAAGGATTTCAAACTTATCTCCTTCAAATGTGTATTCAGTACCCTTGCCTATTGTTTTTACTATTTGGTCACCTTTCTTTACTTCAAGGTTATCGGCTGCCTCTATCACTAAAGCAACCCTATTATATTTTTCTTCAGGAATAATTAATCCACTATCGGTTCTTCTTTCACCTTGTACTATTTCCTGTGTAAGAATGTAATCATTCTTCATTTTCATCGCTATCGACATCTTGTATATCTTCTTCGTTAATTGTTTCTTGTAATGCTCTCATTAAATCTTTAGTACCCCTAGACTTAACTCCAGTTTGTTTTTTACTGCTACTATCAGAGTTACCATGATATACATCAATATCTCTTGACGTCTTTTTAGCATTCTCTTCAATAGCCACCATATACATTGTTTGGCTTTTAATAATATCCAATAAAGTTCTCTGTAAATCACTAAGTACCTCAAACATTCTTGGGGAAACATCACCTTCATTAATAATGTCCATTAGCTGTGAAATTGCAATTTCGCTATTTTCCATTTGGCGAATTAACATACCTAGTGCATATTCATCTAAGTTTGATTTTGCTTGAATGTATTCATGTTCAGCTATTATCTCTTCACTTAAATAAAACTTAAGTAAACTCGACATTACTTTTTTAGCCTTTCCTTTAGCCTTTGTTAAAGCAACTGCTTGTGTACTTTCATTTCTTACTCTTGATAATTCTGGTGTTTCATTTAAACCAGGTACTTCATCTGGTAAATCGCTAAGTAAATCACCAATACTATCTCTAAACTTCTCCTTTGAGTTATCTTCCATTAATAAGTTATTTGTAATATATATTCCAGGTTATCTGGCATCTGTTACATCTTGCAGCATTAATTCAGGTGAAGCATTATCCAATAATAAAGTTAAATGTGTATCTTTTACTACATATTGACTAAGTATTAAAGATTGCAGTTCCTCTTCTATTGGCTTTTTCCAAATTCTTATATTTGTTAAATCAGTTTCACATCCAAATAATTTCCATGATTGGTCATCTATTACTGTTTGTGGTGTTGCTGCCTGGGTTTTATTATAAACCAAATTTAATGTTGATGTTAACTCAGGATTAACCGCGCCTGTTGCTTCTTCAGTATTATATACAAACAGTCCTAATTGTCTCGCAGTAGCATTTAAATTAATTACTATAGCATACCATTTATCTTTTGCAAAAGATTGTGTTAATTTCCACTTATAGTAAACATCATTAATTTTCATAATAAACCAATTAGGTGTGTAGGTAAGTGAAACATACTGAGTTGGTGGTAATAAAGAATTTTCATAAACCATAAAATTATTGGTTGCTTCTTTATTAAAACTAGGAGATCCTGTTGTTGTTACATCATCTATAAATTTTTCATCAATTACAATAGAATCACCAATTATTTCAATAACCTTTCCTATTCCATTATAAGATTTAGTTCCTCTTATTTCAACCCAATCACCTATGTTAATAGCATTACCAAATTTAGGCAATCCACCTGTATTAAATTGAACCTTTCCATTATTATCTGCAATTGATAATATTAATATATTTTCGCCTATAGGTTTTGCATACTGTGGTCTAATCCAAAAAGTAAATGCCCTGTCTTCTTCATTAGTCCAACCACCTTCATATTGATATTTTATAGCTTCGTTAGAAGTTCCTAAAGAACCTAACCTATAATGATATTTAGAAATTATAGTCCATTCATTATAAACGTTTTCTTCTTTTATAATTAATTTCTTATTTAAGGATCTCCTGACATAATCATTTGCTAATGTGCCTATTGTATTATATTGATTATTCTTTCTTACATCTCTAAATTCGTTTTCTCTTTCAACTCTAAATTTATCTTCTACATTTGACGTTAATGCATCTGTATCGATTTCAGCTCTTTGACCTTCTGGTGTTGGATCAAAACCAACGGCCGTCCTTTTCTGATAAGGTACTAAACTAACTCTCCAATAAGAACCTGAATAAAGAAAATCATCTGCTTCAGCAATTGCATCAACTTCATACATACGATTCATATAATCTTTAAAATATAAATAGTCTCTCATTTCAGGTTTAGTACCTAATCCGAATATTGCCTCAAATGCAGATTTTACAATATGTATTTCAAATTGAACAGGAAAATCCATCATCATTGGATTAAACTGAATTTCCCTTGTTGGTAATTCGTTATCTGGAATTAAAATCTTTACTTCACCTTCTTTAATAACATCAAATAAAGAATACTCTTTTAATATAACATCTCTACTTCTTTGATCTGCCTTAGTCTTAAAATAATCAACGCAGAAGCCAAACATGTTAGATGTGATAGCGGATAATTGATTATACATTGATGAAGCTCTAGATAAGTCATAAGGATTCCAGGTATCACCACAGCAATCTACAACTAAATTAGGTACACCTATACAACCTTCAGCTCCGCATTCAACTTGGGGTACTCTACAAATTACACCGCCATCCGTTACTAATTCTAATGCAATAGATTCAAATTCTAAAGTGCCATCGCCAACCTGTTCATATCTATATTGAATCCAAAAAGGTTTATTTGGATTTAATAATAAAGCCTCTAGATTCGCATTTGTAAGGGTGGTATAATCAGAATATGTGACACCATCCGTTCCCCACCTAAATTGTTTATTATAATAGGTACCTGTACTTTCACCTTTTGTGACATCAGTATATCCTAAGACTTCAACTACATTTAAGTAAGGTTCCTGAAGACTTATTAATATAGCATCCCCGTTAGCATCTGTTGTTCTTCCGTTAACTGCCATCGATTAAGAATTTATTTGTTGATCTCCACCCATAGATTTTTTCTTTCCAAAAATTTTATCAGCTGAAGCAAGACCTAAACCACCAATACATATTGCCGCTACGGCATTAACAAGAGTAGGTTCTACTGGCATATCTGTGTATAAATTAATCATTAATGCAGAGCATAATGTTACACCTGCTAAAATACCAATAAACCTTTTTGAAGAAGGTGTACCTTTTTCATCTTTTAAAAGACCACCTAACCAATTGACAATTCTTTTCATATACAAACATTATTTGTTTATATATTCAGCTACTAATATGGAGTATAGTCTGTCTTCACAATTAAGACCGGATCATCTTCTTCTAATTTTTGATCTATTCTATCCAATACACCAAAAGTACTTAATTTACCTTCAATATCCATTGATGTTAAAATATCAATAATAGCAGTAGCTTTCATATAGAAATATGGCTTTCTTTCTAAATATTTATTTTTAAGTATTTTAAAATCAATTAGTGTTTTATTGAAAGTATCCAATTCTACCCTATCCATCAATTTAGTCAAGTCAAAAATACCTTCAATTATATTAAAGTGAAAGCTTAGTATTGATGAACCTCTTTCATTTTTAATCAATCTACTAAAGTTTTTATCGTCGCTAATTTTAAATGTTATAAAATCTAAATTTTCAAGTCTGTTAAAAATAGAAAATAAAAAGTAAATAGAATTAGGCTTAATGTTAGGATTAGGAATATAACCAAAATCTTCAGCCTTTTGAATTTCAGTCCTAAGTCTTTTGCTTGTATTAATAGCAGTTAAGAAAGAAGAAAGCTTAACTGTTATTTCACCGTCTATCTTTGATAGATTTCTGCATTCTTTTTTTACTCTATTTATAATGATACTATCAAAGTAATCATACTTATATAAAGTAAACATAATATGCGTAGGTATGCCTAGTTCAAATTTATTATCAATTAACATCTTTGCCCATTTGTTTTTCTAATATATCTATCGAAGACTTTATTAGTGATGGGTTATGTTTTAGAGCTTCTCTGTATTCTCTTTCGCCTATTTCATTAAACTTCATGTACATTTCTTTTGCAGCAGGATCAGGAGTCCATTCCTTTGATTTTTGTTTTGCTGTCTTTTTTACTTTAGTGTAAATAAAACCTGGCACCCTATTAAATTTAGATGAAATTAATCTCCATGATTCGGCTTGACCAACGGGATCTATTTTTAAAGTATTAAACATATTTGCCTGGATAGGAAACTTAATACTCATAAATCTATTAGTCATAAATGAATTTTTAGATTTATCGTAATTAGATACCTTATCCCAGTGAACATCTTTACCAAAAAGTACTCTTATGTAGTCAAATAATTTCATTAAGTTATTTTATATTTATATGAAGAAAAAGTAAAAAGTTTAAAAAATCTTATCTTGTTTTTTACTACCTTTTATAAAAGACATATCATTAGAATCACTTGAATCATCATCTTTAAAAAATGAAGCTTTAAAAGAGCTATCAGTTTCTTTAGCATATTCAGTATTCTCCAAGATAGATTTCATAGTAGAAATTGTTTTTAACTGTAAACCTTTTAAATTCATTTTAGATTCAACTGATTTAAACATTTCGTCTAGGATACCTTCTGGTATAGATTCAGCAGCAAGAACCATAAGATTGACATTAGATTTGAGATTAGAAATAATCTGTTCTCTGCTCATATGTTTTGCATTCATAACTCTTACGGTCATATTTGCAAGGTCAGTAATATACTCATCATTATAAAGATACATATGGGATAAGTGACCATGCTTTTCTTTGAACTCAGCAATAATAGCAGTTGCCTTGTTTTCACTAATACCGTATCTCCTATTACCTTTTTTATAATAGTATGCAGGTGGTACATTATCACCTGCATCTCCAGTGAGTACTTTACGGAAACGAAAGTCTTCAGGGTCAACTTCTATAATAGAAACCTTTTTCTTTGCGACTAATGCCTTAAGTAATTTTTTAGCCTGATTCTCTGGCGATACAGAAGTTTTTAGTACATCAAATATGTCATCAGATTGTTCTTCTTCAGTTTGAGAATCCATCCATTCAGAAAAACCTTGGTAAGTATATAATTTTTTATGAGCTGGTGAAAATAGAATAGTATGAGTATGATTACTTTTACTCTTATCTACTAATTGAACTAAATCCCTATCTCCAGTAAACATAATAACTGATTTGTCATTAGCAAGAGATTCAGTATTCCATGCATACATTAAATCATCACCTTCAGCGCCATCAATTTTAGAAATGATAACACCTTGTTTAGATAGAATAGAAATAAAGTCAGCTGTTGCCTTTGAGAAGTTTTCCCAGTTAAGAGCATCGTTCTGTTTACGGTTACCTTTATATTCTGCTTCTGGGTAAAAGTCTTTACGCCATGACCTTGAATCTACCGTCCAAACTACCTTATCAATAAGACCTTCAAATAACCTGATCTGATATGCAAAGTCAGTTGCCAATTTTTTAACAAAGGCCTGTACATCTTCTTCTGTTCCTAATAGACCTGCCTTTTTTGATCTTTGTGGAATTACGTATAATGTTCTAAATAGAAAATAGTTTCCATCTATGACAAATGTATGTCTGCCTGTTTTTTTCATAATGTGTTATTTAATATAATTATAACAAGTATTAAAGAACTTTGAAAGTTTCTTGTAAGATATATTCTTCTACTTGTTTTTCACCTATTCCATCCTGTATAAGTGTATGATATTTATGTACAGCGGCTCCTAGCTCCATATAATTAGGAAATGCCTTAATTAATTTTTTTAAAAATTCTTCTCTCATTTTTCGTATATTTTAAATTTTGATAAATCAGGGTAAGGTAACGACAAATCTTCTTGGTGCTTTTTAGTACCGTCCTGGTTATAAAATTGGTTCATTAATAATAATCCTCTTGCTGCTAATTCTGGCATCATATAAAAATTCCACCCAATCATATCAAAATTATCATCATGATAAGAACATTCTCTACGACCTGAATACCTTGCTCTTTTAAACCAATGATATGCTTTTAGACTATCGGTTAGTATTGCACCGCCTTTAGATAATTTAAAATGTTTAAAAGGGCCAGTGAATGATACACACATATGAGTAGAAGGTTTATACATATCTGCAGTAAATGTTAATGCTGAATCCCAAACATTAGATCCTTTTAACTGATATGCGCCAGTTAATTTACCTTTAAAAACTTGTGGGTGTTTTTTATTCCACTTAACCTTTAATCCTGCATGGATTATTTCACAAGGGACTGATGGGTAAGTTCTATTTGGAATTATTATAGAATCATCTATTATTGATTTGTTAACATGCTTCTCATAATATAAAGCAAGGAATAAACCGTTACTCATATTATCTAAAGTTACTGCATATTTAGAACCAGTGTATTGTGCTAACTGCTCCTCAAACTCTTCAGTGTTTTTATATACTCCGTATGCCATTATGCTCCGTTTACTATTGTTTGTAATTCATATATACAAGCAAGCATTGATACAGCAGGATCAATTACCTGTTGTCGCTGTGCCTGGTATTTTGCAACTGTTACAATTATCTGTGGAATAAATGTAGTGTATGATTGCCTATCTTGTTTTATAAAATCTATAAACTCAGCACCTAGTGAAGATAAAACATCATCGGTTCTATTTGCATAATTAGATAGCATATATTGATAATTTTTTACAGGATCTTCACCGTCAATAACAAGATCATAAATATCTTTATATACTGAACTGAATTGTTTAATATTTTCAACCGTTATAGTTTCTACACCCTGGGATTTAAATCCTTGTAACTGATTTAACATATTTCTTAAATCAGGAAATTTTCTTTTTACTAATTCTACAGCTGCATGTTTATCAATACCGATACCTTCTTCCTTACAAATTTGAAGAATTCTCATAATGTAACTTTTCATTATTTCAGTTTCTTCTTCTTTGGAAAAATCAAAATCAATCATTTCAAATCTTGACTGAATTGGATCAGGTACTTTATTAATATAATTACATGTTGCAACGAATCTTGCATTAACAGCAAACTGATCCATTGTAGCTCTTAATGCTTTAAAGAATTGATCAGATACACCATCAATCTCATCAAGTATAATTACTTTCATTTTTCCTGGCTCATCCATAATAGAACGGTTAGCACAAAAATCAGTAATCCTATTTCTTACAACATCAACAGAAGTATCAGTAGAAGCATTAATGTATAAGTAAGGGTGCTTAAAATGTTTAACCAAAGCCTTAGCAGCAGAAGTTTTACCGGTACCAGGACTGCCATGTAGTAATAAATGTTGATAGACTCCTTTACTTAGTTTTTCACCTACTCTTTTAGGAGTAATTAAATCATCTAATGACTGTGGTCGGTACTTCTCTGTTAAAAGTACATTTTGAATATTCTTCATATTTTAGTTTTGATTTATTTTTATATGGAAAAAATAGCATTTGTTTTAATAGAAATAAATAAAAAAAATCTATTAATGAGTCCTCGAAAAATTAGGAAGATAGTTAAAGTTAAAGTAGATCCAAAGATATCTAGTAATGTTAAGAGTAATATAACTAGAGGGCCTGTGGTAGTACATAAGACCAAACCTAATGCATCTACTCGTATAGCAGCTACT